GTAAATTGAACTCTAGTTGATGATGTTCCTGTAGTAAGTGTTTGTGAATCGCCTACTGGTTGATGTGCCATTTACTCTTCCTCTTCGGTTTCTTCATCATTATCAAGTTCACCAACTGTTTCTGTTTCTACATCTTCTTCAGATTCAAGTTCATAACCTAACATTGCATTAGCAACCTCAGGCTTGAGTGCATCAACTCTTGCGGCTCCTTTTGCAAATAATTGATTTTTTATTGAATCACTAATTTCAGATGGAGATTCATCCGCAATCATCAAGTTCATTAATTCATCCATGAGATAAAAATCCTATACCTATGTTTTATTTATATCTCGCCACCTTTGGGAACTCCTGGCGATTCTGGAGCTTCGATACTTGTTTCATCAATTTCTGGTTCAATTTCACTTTTTGGTTTGGTTTGACTACCAAGTTCTGCAACTTGTTGTGCCAACATCATCTCTTGTTCACTTGGTAAAATAATTCCAGCTTTCTTTTCTGCATCAATAAGTTTATCTTGTTCTACGATTTCATCATCAGTCTGACGTAAAATCTTACGACGAATATAATCTACGGAATAGTATTTTCCAATGTAAGGATCAGCAGTTGCTAAAAGTCCAAGTCTTTCTTGCATCAATTCTGAATCCTTAAGTTCAGCAAAATGATTATCGTATAAGAAATCATATTGAATATGATCACTCATTCTTTCCCACTCTTCGGGAGTCACCACATTTTTAAGAATTAATTGAGTTTTAAGTATGTCATGGAAAAGGCCACTAAATCTCTTTCTCATTCTTCCAACAAACTTAGTAAATTTAAGTTCATCTCTTAATATTTCTGATGATCTACCCAAACTAAAACTACTATTATCTGCCATACGAGACTCTGGAACGTTCAAAGAACGGAAAAGTTTCTTTTGGAAATACTCTACATCAGTAAGTTCTCCTAAGTTTTGTCCGCCAGGCAATGTAGATATTTCAGTTCCACGGCCACCTTCTCTACGAGGAAGCCAGAAATCTTCCATCATTGACATATATTTTTTGTCGTCACGAATCTCACCAGTGGATGCATCATAAGTTAATTTATTACGATATCTATTCATAACTTCACGAAGATATTGTTCCGCCTTTGCTTTTGGTAGATTACCAACATCAATATAAAATATTCTTCTTTCGGGAGCACGAGACATACGATAGATGACTAGTGAATCCTCAATCATCCTTAATTGATTAAGAGATTTGATCGCCTTCTGTAAATATGAAAGAACTGTATGTTTATTACGATCTACTAAACCTGATGTACAATATGCAATGGCATCTTTTGCAAATTTAACTGCATCCTTCTGTTGTCCTGTAACAGCAACAGATCCATATTGATTCTTTTGATATGAGTTGGGAGTGTATATAAAGTATTCTGTTAAGCCAGGAAATTCAGCGTCTAACGGATTACTATCAGCATCTGGTCTAGCATTATTTGCATATTGTATTGCGTTTGCACCACCTTTTTTCTTTTGTTCTCTTACATATTTTATTTTAAGTGCGTCAATATATCTAAGTTCCTTAATTCCCTCTTCTGGTTTGTCTAAATCTATAACTTTATGATAATATATCCTACCATCTACATACCAATTACGAAATATTTCATGAGCTTTCTTATCAAAGTCCAGCATTTCTTTGATATACTGAAACTCTTCACGGATAATTGTTTTAACTCTATCTCCAGCTTTTAAATTCTCTAGATCAATTTGAATTGGTGAATCATTTTGATCTGCAACTATCGCTTCGCACAGAATGTCTTCCATCGCAGAATCAACTTCGGGATGAAGTGCCATCTCACGATATCTACGAATTAAATCATATTCTGTTTTGAATACGCCCTCTACATCTAAATATTGACCATAAAATCCAGACGCCAAATAGTAGTCAGCACCGTCCTCATTATTTTTGGGGACTGGTGAGACTACTGTTTCTGACGGTTTCTTATACGAATCATCAATCGAGAAACCAAATAATTGTGCCATTGTATAACTTTTATACCTATAGTGGTATTTATATTATATCTCAAATTGTGATAAAAATCAACTATTAACCAGCTGAAGTAAGTTCTGAAGATACAGATGCTTGACCTAGTACCTCATAGAACAAGTAGTTGAATGTTGTTTGAAACTCTTGAATTTGATCAGTTGCACCAAAATCAAGTGGTATTGAACTAACAACATTGGGATAGATTCCTTCAAATAGATAAGTTCTCAAAATTGGTTCCTTTTTATCGGGGCCATCACCTGATCTACCTAATTGTTTTACAAAAGCTCTTGTTTGATAAGCCGCTGGATCAACGAGACCTTGAGCTGTTTGTAAATCATTAATAGAATTACTCCATCTTTCCATCGCATCTCTGATTAAGAAATCAGTATCATTAATGATAGTTACTGTCCAAGGATCAAATGTACGATCTCCAGCAACAGGAAGGACACGACCTCTGTATGGAACAGGAATATTACCTAAGTTTGAAGCTGGTATTTCAGCTGCTTTGCAGAGGAAATTTACTTTTTCGTCTCTGACAGCATCTGGGCCAACTGATGCTGGGAAAGTAATATCCACTTCAAATAAATTAGATCTTGCACCACCACCAGTTAGTTTACCTCTAAAGGCGCTGATAGATCTTTCTCGGAAAGTTGCCATTTTCTTTTTTTAACTCCTTTTGTTATTTAGATAGACTTAATTAAACTCGACCAGCGACTTCAGAGAAACTAACCCCTGTTCTTGTCGCAACGAATGTAAGACCGATGAAGTTAATAGAACGAGCTGGTTTGATAAAGATATCAGCCTTAAACTCATTACCATCAATGACATCAGGTGTGTTGTTTGTTTCATCACAAATGACCAAGAAGTCTGAAATACCTCTCTTCGCTTGAACTCCACGAAGGAAAGGTTCAACGATATTGCGGAAGTTTGCTCTCGTAATCTCATCGTTAAACTCAAATAGTTGAGTTCTTGCAGCAACTTCAATTCTTGCCTCTAGATTCAAGAATAAACGTCTTACGTTAATTCTATCGAAGGCAGATGCAATTGCTAATCCAGTCTTGTCTCCAAAGAGAACGAATCCAGCGCCAGGTGAGAATATAACTGGGTTAATTCTCTTAGTATAGAGAGAATCTCTCTGTACCTTGTTTGGATTATACGCAAGTTTAACTGAATTTAAGATGTTTCCTCTTTGTGAACCAGCTGGTGAGAACCAAGGGAACTGTTCCTCAGATGTTCTCGCCATCAATCCAGCAATATCACCATTTAATGGCATAAACTGGAACTTATTATTAAATCTATCGAACTGATACTTATAACCAGAATCAAAGACTGCGAAAGATGATGATGTAATTGGATCGTAGAACTGAACAACGTTGGTTGTTTGTGTCTTCGCACTTGTTACATTAACAACTGTTTCTCTATTTGGAGAAATAACTGCTAAACAATCTTTTCTCTGTTCTGCAATAGCAATCAATTTATTTGCTTTTGCTTGTGATTCTGCTTGACTACCTGTAATGCCAGGGCCATTTATTAAGAAGTTGACTGCGTACTCTGCTTCATTCTCAAATATTTCATAACCACCGATTATGTTTCCGAGTGATGTTGAATAACCACCTTCTGTACTTACACCAGAGTAATCCTTACCACCTTGTAACTCATAAAGTTTGTTTCCAACAAAGTTAAAGTCAACGTCTTGTGTGTCTTGACTCCATGTATTTTGTGATGTTGATGATGGAGTAAATGCAGTTACAATACCAGATGCAATTGTTCCGTTTCCTGTTGCAATTCCAATAAAGATGTTGTCAGATCTCTCTGAAACATGATTCTTGTAATAAATTGCATCACCGAAGGAGTTCTTCGCATCATCTGCCTTTGATAAGAATGTAAACTTCTCAAGAATTGCTCCTTGAGCACCAGTAATTTTTCCAGCATCATCGATCACTACAATGTGAAGTTCATCATTAGAACTGTTTCTAGCAGCTGCGTATCCACTTGTGCCTGGTTTGTCAGCAATCTCAGCCCATTTTACAGCACCATTCTTTAACTGAATGTACTGATTATCATACCAGTCATCAACTTGGAAGATTGTTGCACAAGTTGAAATACCAGCGTCAGGGTTTGCGATAGTTGAAGAACTACTTGAGAATAGAACGCCAGGGCCAGGTAATGTGTTACTTGTCTTTGTTCCTGTTGTGAATGCGAATATTCCACTTTCTGTATAATCCACTGGGAAAATTGTTCCAGCAGCAGATACACGGTTTACAACCTTAACATCGACTGTACTTGCTCCAACACCAGTAACAATACCTTGTATGTATCCATCTGCTGTTGATGTTGTGCCTGGGCCAACGATTGTTCCGCTGAGAGGTTGTGTAACACCCATACCAACACTAACGTTTGTTACTACATGAGGTGTAACATGAAGTTGTTGATCTGCAGCACCATCAATATATGCAACTTTCATTCCATTTGCGTATGCGCCTGGGTTTCTTGCAGCTAATCTATATGTAACAGCGTCTTCGTAATTATTCTGATAATCTTCAAAAGATTTAATTTTAAGACTTGAAGTTGATCCAATACCTGTTGGATGTGTTGAAGGCATACCTCCAACGTTTGCATTATTTAAATTTGCACCATCTGCTCTAACGACTCTTAATACACCACCATACTGTAGATAGTTTGATGCTGTGTACCAATATTCATATTGTCTATCGTTTGATTTTGGTTTTCCAAAAAGATCGATCAAATCTTGCTCATTCTCAATAAGCAAAGGTTCCAGTACGGGGCCTCTTTCAAAAGGCCCTACTATTGCACCTGTCTGATCACTAATGGAGTCAATTCTACCAACC